AATACTGCCTGAGTGGCTTCTGGAAAAGTCGGAGCCGTAATTTTAGTGAATGTCAATAATAAATTTTCTGCACTTTGAACCGCCTCGTCAGAATAGGTTGAGAGGGTCTGCATTTTCATTGCCAATTCAGATATTGCATTTACAGTCATTCCTGCCGCTCCTTTAGTTGATTGAATTACCGCCTCTGTTTGTTTCATTACTCTATCACTTTCTTCCCACGCCTTAATACTTCCAATAACTACTTTTTTCAAAGCAAAATAGCCAGCAGTTAAACCGCCAGCCATTGCCAATAAGTTAAGCCCAGATTTTTGTTGCTTTCCCATTGTTCCAGTAAGCCTTGATACATCTCCGTTCAATTTAGCAAGTTCCTTACTGGCTCTATTTTGTGCCGATATTACTAATTGTAATTCAGTTTGTGCCATTTGATTTATTTGATGTTTCTCTTAACTTATTCTCCTCGTATTCCACCCTTCTCATTATTCTTAAATTACTGATAAACCAAGTGGGCTGTTTTAGATAAGTCCAATAATCCCATTTCATCTCACGACAAGTCATAATGATAGATAATTCATCTGGTATTTCTCCGTGTCCAAAGGCCATCAATTCAGCATACTGCCTTTCAATTATTTCGTTTTTTTTTCATCAGTTCCGCTGATTTTAGTAATCTCATCTACCACCTGCTTAAAGTCTTCTTTCCGAAAATCCAACATCAACTCCACTAGTCCCTCGGTCTTTCCGTCTATTTCCACTACCCAAGTTTCAATCAGTTTATTCTGATACTGTAAAACGGTATCAGAACTTATTTTTTCCGTTTCTCCGCTTCCGTCAACTTTAAAGGAATAGGATTGTGCCAAAACAGCCAAGACATCCCTGCTTTCCCTTTCGGTTAGGAATGTTTTTAACTTAACCACATTCTTACCGAATTTAGTCGTTATACTTTTAGTTTCCCTCATACTATTTTATTTAATTGATTAATAAGTAGCTACATCGTTAATTATATAGCAATCCGAAATAAGCCTGTCATTAGTGGTATCGTAAAGAGCGGTGAAGTTAATCGTCTGTCCGACAATTTCGTCATTTCCCCTCTGGCTTTCCCATTCTGAAAAGTGGACTTTAGGAAATTCAAGGTAGAATGTCGGGTCTTGGTCGCCGGCATCATCTCTGCTCTGGACTAATTTTATGCACATTGCCATATAAGTTCCGTTCAGCATATAATTCCTCCAAGTCCTCGCTTCATAATTAAGAGTTAATTTTCCTTCAATCGTAAATTGCTTATTAAGAATGTCCTCTGGCTCTAGCGTTCCTAATACCCAATCATAATCGGTATTCTTGTTAATCGTTAGGGTCAATTCCTTAAGTGATAGGGCAGTTGCCGCCGCTAAATCCGTAGTAGCCGCTCCCACTTTGAAAACTAAATCCCTTCCAACCCACTTATAACCAGCTACTGGATTGGCCGTATAAGAGGCATCCGTTGAAGCCCGTCCCTTTAATCCGATTGTTCCCTTGACTATTTCCTCAAGCCCGATAGACAATTCAAAACTATCTACCATACAGCCCTCAAATATCACATCGCCATTCGGGTCGTCTAGAGAAACAGAAAGCGTCTTGTGCTGATTGCTCTCTGAAAGGGTAAGGGTATGCTTATAACCGCTTCCAGCCGCCGCAGGCGAGCTTGCTCCTCCGAAGACTGCCGAAAGGATTACCGGAAGGCTCTTGGCCTCCAGTTCAAATTCAACATTTCCTTCCGAGAATTTTCCCGTCACCACGGCTATATTTCCGTTTGCCGAAATAGAGCCTATCCCCTCTCCGCTAACCGCTTTGTTAGCTTTGTCGTCTAGCGTATAATTCGTTTTTGCTAAAACATAAGTGGGAGCTACGCCAGTTCCCCTTGTGCTTTCAAGTGCTACTCCGACCGGCACTCGGCGGCCAATAAATTTTGCCATATTATTTTATTTAAACTTAATTAAACTAACTTACTTACACGGACTGCTAATTCAATTTCCGCTATGCAGAATTTTCCTTCCTCATCTTCTCCTATCTTACTGACTGTCGGCCTTACTCCTAGTATCGTCCTTCCAGCGGGCAGGGTAATCCCGTTTAAAAATTCATCGCTGTCAAAGGTATCTCTTATCGTATCGCATACTTCTTCTAATACATTCCTTGCTTTCGCCGCACTATAAGCCCCTTCTATTATCTGGAATACGAATAAGCTAAAACTGTAAATCTCATCGTTTTCGTGGGTTGTTTCATACTCGCTTGAGTTGCCATTCGTCCTTATCATCACACTCGGATAACCGCTAAAATCCTGATTAGGATAATCTGAAATTTGCTGTATCTTTGTAATCGTCTGCAGTATCGTTTTAATTTTAGATTTTATATTAATAAACGACATATTATTATCCCATTCTTCTGGCTAAATCTTTTACGAAATTATCTAGTGTTCGGCTAAAAAATGACTGTATATTTTTCTGTTCTGTTGCTTTTGTTATTTCAAAATAAGGTCTGGCTTTCATCCGTCCCGTTCCCTGATGGACGAATAAAGCATACGGAGTAATGCCCATAGCTGGAGTAATGACTATTTTGAGCGGTGTCTTTTCTGATATGTTTATATTTTGAACCATTTTTCCAGTATCAACTGGAGCTTTCCACATATTCCTGCCAGTATAAATAACTTGTTTTACTTTTCCTACTGTTTCACCTCCCGCTTGTTCTAGTGCTTTCTGTATCGCTTTTGCTAAATCATTCGGAGCAGATTTCATCACCGCCAATATCCTTGCTTTATTTTTAAATTCAACTTTTATATTAGACATTGAAATTTATCTTTTTAACTGTCAGCGACATATAGTCGGCTATAAATCCGTCATTCCTATTCTCTACTCCTCCAGCCATCACCTCATACCAGTTCCCTAATTTATCCTTAATCTTATCTCCGTCCTTGATATTGGTATCTACATCAATGAAAATCTTATACATCTTCCCATATGAACCGCCTGCCAAAGCTGTTTTACTATCTCCTAACGGCTGGATTGTGCAATCTATCGTAGTCGTCCAAGTCGTATAATGTTGCCTTGTCCCGTCAACATCTTCCAGCTTATAAACGCTGATTACTTTATCAAAAAATATGTTTGGCATTTAACTTGCTAGCGGAATATCACGGTATTTTGAGAGTATATCTTCTAAAATTCCGCCTTTCACTCCGCCTGTTAGTTCAGTTATATCCTGATAGGTAATGCTATGGTCGCCCAGACTTTCACTCTTAATTCCCGAACCTGCCTTTGTATTGAGCAGTTGTCCGACTAAAGTCATACAAGCGAACTGTAGGTCATAGGGTATCGTAAAATAACCCGAAATATAAGTGGCTCTGTATTTATTCTTACCTCTGTCAAAAATCGTTTCACTCAAAGTTTCCTCTCCGTCAACGCTTTCGTCAAAATCCAGAAATGTGCTTGTCCTTGTAATGATTCCCGTATCTGAATCTACCCAGTAGTCTGAACTACTTATCGTATTCCAACTGCTTGAATTATCGCTGGCATTATTTACTTCCAATAAGGTAAAGGTAATTATCGGAAAAGCATTTAGTTTGAGTTGCTGATTTCCCGTCCCGTCATATTTTTCCTGCGTATGCACGGCAGAAACAAAACGCCTTCCAGTCTGGCTTTCAATGTAATCGGTAGATATGTTGATAAGCATTTTCAGCAGTTCGTCTTTTGAATTGTCGTTGATACCCAGAAATACTTTGGCATTATCCAAACTTACCAAAGCATAAGATAATAAATCCATATAGTTATATCTTCTTGTTTAATTTTTTCCTGCCTCTCGCCTTCTTAATCATTTTGTCTTTCGGTGCTTCCTCAAAGTCTTTGGCTTCCGCTTCTTCTTTGAACGCCTTTGCATAGCGTCTCTCAATCCAAGCATAGGCTTCGTTAGGCGTGAGAACATAGACTTTATCTTGCTCATAATTTACATCTCCTCTTACTGTTCTTAAAAATTTTACTTTAATCATATAATTAAATTTAATTTCCACTATCCTACCTTTTGAAGTTAAAAGGCAGGTATTGAAAACTACGGAATGGTTATCAGTTTTCTGATAGCATTCGGGATAATGACATCTCCACCGATACGCTCAACAATACGGATAGCCGTCTTGTCTTGAGTAAATGTGGTTTCGGTATCATTAGTTATCTTAACAGTCATTTTCTGCCTATCTCCTAACCAGTAAGCTTCTTTGTAGTCTCCGAAAGCAATTTGTCCTTCTGGACACCAGTAATTCTCAATTACGGGATAACCGTAAATGGTCGCTGGCTGTCCGATAGCAACTGCGTCCTGCCACAAGTATCTGCTATTTCCGTCTTTCAGTTTGCGGAGTTCCTTAACATTGGTCGGGTGGACTAAAAACTTTGCATTGGCTCGGTATTTTGCAGGCAAGTCATAAATCAAATCTATGATGTCGTCAAAATCCAAGTTTCCTGAACAAGCTCTGGTCGCAACCGTGGCATTTACGAAAATACCAACCGGCTGTGTCGTTCCCGCTCCGTTGATGATAACCTTGTCTTCTTCGGCGGCTACTCTGTCGGCAAATCGGCTAATCAAAACATTTACCAAATCAAAGGCACTATCCTCAATCAATTCGTCTGTCAGATAGATGATAGAAGCCATTTTGTAAGCAGTAATTGTCGGCTGGGCGAAATCCATAGTAGTCGTAGTCTTGGTGACTCCTTCAGCCGTCCAATAAACTTCCGGACCGTGAGCACCTGTTGGAATTGTCAGGACATTAGTCTTCATTGGGATTACCGTTACCAGAGGACGCATAACAGCTTTCTCATTAATTTCCATAATTAACTTGTTATAAAAATCTTGAGGGACTGTAAATCCTCCGTCGGCGTTTGTTCCTTCTGATAAAAGTTTCAGGCTGGCTTGGTCAGCAGTAAAGAGAGCGTGGGCGAATGCCTTTGTCTTTTCTTCTGCTGTCAATTCGTCAACATTCTTCTGTAAATCTTCTCCGATAAAAACTTTCATCACATTTTCCTTTTCCCTTGAAGCAAACTTCTCGTCCATTGAAGCTAGGATTTCTGACTTTAAATCAGCTAATCCCAGTTCCGACTTTACGATTTCTGCCATTTTCTTGGCTTTATCTTCTAATGATATTTCTTCTTTCTTTATTTCTTCACTCATTTTGTTTTACCTCCTTTCTTTTTAAGTTCACGACACAATTCTTGAAGATAACCCGTTGTCCTTTGCAGGAGTTTCAGGTCTAAATCTTCTTTTAGTTTTGTGTCGCCGACCTCTACGCTATCTTCTCCGTTTTTTTTGTCAACTTCTTCTGAAGCGACTTCGGTAGCGTTATTTTCTTTTTCTTCTTCTAAAAAATTCTTAACTATGTAATTAGCAATCTCATTATCTTTAAACTCTTTGGCCAAGACTACGGCTTCTGGATTGGCCGGAACAGGCACTAAACTGATTTCTAATAGTTCAGCCTTCGTGATTATATTTCCATTCTCATCGTCATATTCCCTCGGTATGAAACCCACCGAGAAAGCATTTAGAATACCTTCCTTGATTAAGGAATAAGCTTCAATCGCTTTCTGGGTAGTTTGTGAAAAGACTGCCCGAAAAACAAGCCTGCCTCCTTCTACTTTTATTTCCGTAGCCTTCCCGATTGGAAATTCCTGATAGTTGTGGCTCACCAGTAAAACGGGATTGGATTTGAAGTTATCTAATTCCCACCCGTCCTGCTTAATGACTTCTCCTTGTCTGTCTATTGTTTCGGTTGAAGCTACGCCGTATATTTCCCCTTCTTTCCTCTCTAAAATTCCCTTTAATTTTTCCATATTATTATTGAATTAAGTTTTGTTAATTTATAAAAAACAAAAGCCCACACGGTATCGTAATACCGCACGGACTTTCGTAGTTCCCTATGATTTTATTTATTCTATTATGCTCTTATTATATCAAATTTCTGCCTTTCCGTCAATCTAACCCACTTTTTGTCCATTATAGCCTTGTATTGTATGAAATAACGGGATAAGTTTTCACATTTCTGGCATTTTCTCACAATTAAATCCCCTTGAGAGTATGTTTCTTCGCTTATCTTATCTATTAGATTGTTGCAGTATTGGCAATATAATATCATTTTTTGAAAATATAATTATATAATTTTAAAAGCAAACACTTATGGCACTTACCTCTGCATAAATACTTTCTCCATAAATCCCTTATCTTTCTCATAGAATCAGGCTAATCCGTTTATACTTTTTACGCTGGCTATCGCTAATCCCTTTACTGATTTAACACTAGCTCTGGCTAACCCATTGACTGATTTTACATTGCTGGCGGCTTCAACTAGGGTTTCAAGTTCCGCACCCGTTCCTGAATTATATAATTCGGCTACTTCCGCGTCAGTTAAGGCTCGGCTGAAAATCGCAAGGTCGTCAAATAATCCATTCCAAGCTCGGTTCTCGCTAGCCAAATCCCCCACCCACATTTTATTAGACCAACTGGCTGTTCCTGCCTCTTGAGTCGCCGCCGTATGAGAGCTTTCCACTCCGTCTAAAAAGTGCCAGATTTCGCTTCCGTCATAACAAACTACGATATGGTGCCAGTTTGTTGTTCCTAAATCAACGACTTCGTGGCTAGTTGAGTATCCATTTGATGTATTTCGTCTAATAAAAATTCCTCTCGGTGAAACTCCGTCTGTTGTATAAAACAAGTCCCTATTGCACGTTGTGGCGTTATTGGTGACTATCCCGTAATAATCGCTCATTGCCACATCCTGTTTTACCCAGACGGAAATTGCATAAGCTCCGCCGACAATTCCAAGATTATTAGTAATCTTATAACGAGAATTTCCGTTAAAATCTACTCCGTTGCCAAACTTACCAGCGGAAAAACCAGGAGTTCCACCGGCTGATAAATCAAAATTATTAGTAGTTTCGTCTGTGCCGTCTGCTTCAAAGCGGTAATAAGCGACTAGATTAGCGTCATTTCTTAAATTACTCATATTTTATGAATGTATAATGTAATCATTTGACGGATTAAAAAGCAAGTCTTCTGCCGTAATAGCGAACCCCAATAGCCTGATACAAACATCAGCCGTTGTTGGTTGCGTATGCGTCATATCTCCTGCTGTTTCACTCATATAAAGCGGGCTTCCGACTGTAAAGGCCGGAAAAGCCGCACTCCTTACTTTCCCAAATACCAGCATTTCGGTTGCCGCTCCGTCTGCTCCAGCTAATACACAAATTCCTAATTGCTTATCGTAGCCGTCTGATAAGTTAGCATCTACCAATTCCCAGCGTCCGTCATCAGCGTTGAGATAACACAAATCTCCTACCGCTAAAGTAGTGACGCCTGAAGTTCCAGCGATTATTATACCGCTCCAAGTTTCATCTCCGCTTAATAAAGCGTCTAGTTTGATATCCGTTTCTCCTAACTGAACATCCCCTGTCATAGTGCCACCAGCCAATGGAAGGCATACTCCGCTTTTGATATAATCACTATCTTCTATCGCCTTTGCCGTTGCGAATTTAGCGTCATTAGTCCCCGTATTAATTTCTGCTCCGGTCGCTTTGACTGGAAGTGAACCATCGTCTGTAATATTGACTCCACTATCAATTAAGTTTTCAAATTGAGCTTGTGTTGGCTTGTCGTTTGTTTCAAAATATCCCTTTAGTGTTGTCCTCGTTTGTTGCGACATATAATTTTATTTAATTATTTAATTATTACGAAACTTCAAAATCAACTCCGATTTCCATAAATCCAATACCAGAGTATAAAGCGATAATAGTAACTAATTTATTATATTGAGCTTGTGTCAAGTGATAATATTCTCCCGCTACTCCTCCGTCTAATCCGCCCAAATCGTTGTGGTCTGGTATATCCCCCGCCGTAATGAATTGAGAGGTGGTATTGTCTGCAGTGCTTAAGTCTTGTCCCGAAATATCCGATATTAAACCAGTTATATCTGGAATTAAATTTGTATTGTCGGTCAGTTCTGAAATATCTGTCGGTATGGCCGGTATATCCCCGAGAGTAATAAAAGCCGAAGTCGTGTTATCTGCCGTAGATAAATCCTGACCGCTTATGTCTGTAAGATAAGTTCCCAAGTCGCTTATCTGGCTCTCGGTAATGCTTATGCCCGTGCTTTTATCCCAAGCTAGGAATACTGGGTCGGTTTCTACTAATACGCCCCCTCCACCGCCTCCACCGCCTCCACCCCCGCCGTGGGAAGCGGCTCTCTGTGCCATAACCTCTACGAAATTCTTATTGGCGGCGTCAGTCGGTTTTATCGGGTCGCCTACATTCGTTATCCTTTTGCCTTTCATATCCAGCCCGACCTTAAATTCTTTCAATACCTTATTTATATCCTTTATCTTCTTATTCAGGCTGTCTTCTAATTTGGCTAAATCCTTACTCTCTAATTTTAAATTAAGCTTGCTTTTTACCAAGCCTAGACCGTCCCCGATAGCCCGCAAGTTTTCAATGAGTATTTTCGTATCATCTTCCAACTTACTCTTGAACTTTTTAAATTCAGATTTCGTAAATGTGGTCTTAAAGTAATCCTCTAAATCAGCGTGGCTGTGATTTTTCAAAGAAAAGTCGCTGATAATCAAGCCCTCTAGGCTGTCGGCGTCTATCTTGTGCTTTTTTAGCAGGCCGTAGATTTCAATTATCGTCATATTCTTTTTCGCTCCCGTTTCTATCGTATCTAGCTTGCTGACTATTTCTTCAATCACTTTTAACGGGACTACGCTTATTCCAAGACCGCTGGCCTGCTCTACCTGCTCTAATAGTTTTGACTTTTTTAAATCCTCTATCCTTTTAGATAAATCTTCGCTCATAATTTTTTCTTAATTTTCTCTAATTTCTCTATGTTATTGACGAGGTCAATTTTCTTCTTGGTAATTTCCGCTTCTTTATCTACCAGTTTTAAATCCTTATCCTTCAGCCTTTTTTCTTCATCTATTATCTTCTTTGCTTGCCTGAATTTCTTTCTGTATTTTTCTTCATTTATATAACTTCGGCTTTCTTCATAAATAGGGATTATATCGCACCGGCAACTCGGGTGGAGGGGAGGAGTATCAACCGCTTCCCAATCGTTAGTTTCTCCGCTTGGCAATTCGTCCCCTTTGTTAAAAAAGTTTTCTCCTATGCCTACTATCATACCGCTTCCGTATTTGTCATTCATTGATTCGCATTCTTCGCAAACCCTTTCGTCCGTGGCCGTCAGCCATTGCTTACCGACTGCTCCCGTTTCTTTATAAACTTCCTGCTGGGCGAAACCCGTAGCATTTGAAAGTTCCGTCCGAGCAATCATAGCGGCTCGGCCTTTAGGCTGGAGTTCGTCATCATAATCAAAAAAGTATGTATCTATGCTACTCCTCAAGTCAGTCCAGCTTCCCTGCTTTTCTCCCCAATCTTTTACAATCCTGTCTATCGCTCTCTGGGTAGTTTCCGTAGTTTCTTTTCCTAGTTTAATCGTTCTTTTATTTACGAAATTCTTTACTAAATCACTGGTCGGCGTCAGCCTTCCCCTTAAACCAAGCAAGGCATAAGTCAGTTCGCTTTCTTTGACTATCGCTTCGTATAAATAAGGCTGGGATAGTTTAATCATATTTAAGACTTCCTTGTCGGCGTCTAACTGTAAGTTGAGTGAATTGTCCTTAACCGACTTCCCTTCAATCTGTTTCAAAAGTTCCCTTTTTTGCCTCCTGAAGTTTTTTCTTAAATCGCCTATGTAATCCCGTTCTATGAAATTCATAAACATAATCTTGTCATCGTGGAATTTTACTAGTTCGTCTTCCGAATAAAACTTTTTAGGCTCTGGATTTTCTTCGCTGATTATGTCTTTCATAATCTCTACTAAAGCATCCGGCCTTTTCTTTTCCCTTATCCTTTTCGGTTTGGCGAATTTCCCCTGTTCCTCGTCTTCTTCGGGTGGTGTTTCTTCTTCCTCTTGTGGTATCTCTGGTATCAAATCTTCTTCGTCTAATTGGTCTAGTCCGATTTCCTCCCGAACTTCATTGACAGTCAGCCAGCCATTCTGCACTCCTAAAGCCCAGACTTGAGCGTCTACTAATTTGTCTTGGAATACTGGCGTTTCAAATTCAAACCATAACTTTTCCGTAGAATTAAATTTAGGAAGCAAAAATTGATTCAACTGGCTTTCTATCATCTTGAGTTTGGGTAGCACCGCCCTTCTTGAAAAAGAATAACTGGAGGCTTCGGCATTGGCTCGGTTGACATCCTCTACGATTCCTAAAACTGATTTCGGACATTTGAAGGCGGCTAAAACTTTATCCCTTATCAAATCGTTCAGTTCCTTTAACTGCAATTCGTTCATATTGGAGCTTATCTTGTGATACTTCAATCCCTTTTCCAAGACGGCTAACTTATGGGAGTTCTTAACTCCTTGGTGCCGTGCAGTAAATTGATTTTTCAATCTTTCAATGATTGACTTGGTAAGTTCTTGGTCGGTTTCAATGGTCGCACCCGGAGTAGTATCGTTGAAAAAGAAAAGCTTAAGATATTCTTCTATGTAATTGTCTATGTCTAAAGTCTGAGCGATGTATTTCATTATTCCCGTTCCCCTGAAAGGTGAAGCCGTGCTGGGCATTTTTAACATCAGGACATTCTCGGCTGGTATCATTGTGGTCGTTCCGTTGCTCTGCTGATATTTATAGCCTCCGATTATCTTCTTATTGTCAAACTCCATAGTTAGTTTCTCGGGATTAAGCAATACCATTTCGGTTGGATTCTTTGGGCTGTTTAGGTATATCGGTGCTTCGCCTTCGCTCAACCAGTAAATCGTAGCTAGCCATAAAAAGTCTTCCTTCGTCTGGAAGCTGTTAGGCTTTTCTAAAAGTGATAAAACTGGGTGATTTTCAATCGGCTCCCAGTCTTCTGATTTTTTATTATAAAGGACAAGTTCCGTAGTAGCTACTTCATCGGCAATCGCACTAATAGCGATAAAAGCCCAGCTCCTAAAACCTTCGCTTAAAAACTTTCCGGCCTTGCTATTAGGCGGTATCTCTCTGAAGATTGGCTGGATTATCCTTCCGACTTCTTCGTCTTGTTTTTGTTTTACAACTTCTACTTCTTTTTCTTGGCGGAAATATCCAAGTATATTATCAATAAAACTCATAGGATTATCTTAAAAACTTTATTTTCTTAATTATATCACATTTTTACCTTTTATGCAAACGGCTAGAGCCTGTAAATCTGCGGAGCATTATCTTCTACGCTTTTGTTATATGTTAAAGCTAGAGCGTCTGCACAATTAGGGCTTTTTTTGCCTTCTTTCCTCATATCTTCCTTTGATTTTATCTTAACCTTTCCCGAACTGTCCTCTTTCCATTTGATTTCCATCAGTTCGTTCCATTCGTCCCTTTTCTCTAACTTTAATCCGTCTTTAATCCCCTGCCTTAATTTCCAATAATTCTCGGCCTTTAAATTGGCAAAGGTATTTTCTGTCGGCTTCTCGCTCCACTTAATCCCGTTAACATTCAAGCCCAGCTCTTTTAGCCTAGCTACTACCCCCGCCCCTATCCCGATGGCGTCTACGAATGAAGATTCTGCCCCTACGGCGTATTTCTTCATTAGTTGGGTAATTATCCCCGTAGTAGCCATTAAGTCGCTTATGCGTGAAATATGGACTATCTGGGCGTATTTATTGCTCCTTATTACCCCGACATTCTCATCTCCGCCTTCGCCGACATCAAAGCCTAATCTCAAGCCTCCTTCGTGCTTTTCTTCTCC